CTTCCAAACCTTGTCTGCGATCTCATCGAATATGGGCCTCATTGCCGGATTGATGTAATCCCGGCCTTGCACGTAGCCTCCGCCTCTTGTTCCGTGGCCGTACTGAAGCATGATGGCGACTGGGAAGCCGCTCTCTACGTCAGTATTGGTCCAATAGATGGAGTAAACGCCGTTGTTGGCGTGGACGTCATAGCCCCAAGAGCCGGCCGCCAACCCTGTACGGACTGGCGTGGCCGATTCGAGGGCCGCGACGCCTTCAGCACCGTACGCGTCGAGCATTGCGAGGATGTCGAGCTTCCTGACGTGCTCCAGGAATGCCTTTGTACTCGCGAAGTCTCCGGTGACAGTGAATGTTACAGGCATCGCGGCCTCCCATTTTGACTTAAGCGGCCTCGACCAAGAGCCAGCTGACGATCGAGGTGTCGGTCGACGAAGTACTCTTGATCTGGAAGTTGGTCCCCGCGGTCAAGTTGCCAACGAACAGCGCTCCTGGCGTGCCTGCTGGAGTAACGGTCCCAACGAAGATGCGTGTGTTGGACGTGAGTGTGTTGTTCACGACAGTGACAGCTCCGGCGGTGAGAGTGGCAGTGCCCATTCGGGCATTCGTCCCCTCCTTGACCCGAATCCCCTTGCCGGCGAGACCGATGATGATGTCGGAATCGGCGGTACCGTACTGCGCAACACCCTGCCGACCCCACGAAGCATCACGAGCGGCCGAGCCAGTGCCAGCAGTGATCTTACCGGTGCCGTCGATTCGGAATCGGTCGAAACCGTCCGAGCCGTTGACGTTACCGGAGATCACCGTGTTGGTGGAGGAAGTGGGCTGAAGCGCAAGGTTACCCTTGGAGTTAGCCCCACCATTCAACGTAGCGGTAGTGCTCAACGTCACCGCGGTGGCGAAGTTGAACGGACCGGAACTGACTTCCAGCACTGCACTCGGCAGGTTGGTGAACCAGTTCGAAGAACTCGCTCCCGTACCTGCAAAGTTGACGTTGATGAACCTGACACTCTGGTTGAGAGCGACGTTGACCGAGAACTGAACACCAGACGTTCCGGAAGCCACGATGGGTGACACGAAACGAGCGCTGTTGACATACCCGGTCGAGCTTCCCGACCAGTTGATGTCGTAGTTGGTTCCAGAAGCTCCCGCACCGCTGCCCGAGATGAAGACGTCGTGGAAACTGATGGGGTTTCCAGTGCCCTCGACAGAGATGGCATGGGTCTGGTTGTTGATGAACCGCATCGAGTTCACGTGAACGTGCGACGCGCCACCAGTGATCCGAAGACCGATGGATCCCTGCTGGATGACACCGCCATCGAGTTGAACGTTCTGCGGGGAGCCGTTCGGGCCGTCTTCGATCAGGACGTTGGAACCGGTGCTCGGACCGAGCGCGTCGAGGTTCTTGATGAACGACGCCGCACAATTACCCTTGATGTGGAAGGCCGAACCGGTGCCACTCGACGTCCAGGTGAACAGATTCGTCCCCAGGATGTCCCACGAGTCCTCGAAACGGATGCCGTCGAGGTTCGCAGATGCGCCAGTCGTCACGCCGCCAGAGATGATCTGGATGTCGGACATGAACGAATTGACCGCATCGCCGGAAGCCGCGTTGCCGAGCCAGTAGATGCCGCCGGCCGAAGATCGAATGATGAGCTTACTGAGCATCGTCCCGTCAGGGTTGTTGCTCGAGCCCGTGCCGGCTGCGATTTTGGTAGCCCAGCCGTTGATGTACCAGAAGTCACAGTTCGTGATCTTGGTGCGTCGGCAAGCCGAGACGTCAATACCGTCGGCAATGGGGTTGCTCGTGGTCGTGGAGTTCGCGCCGACGACCGACAGATCACGGACCTGACAGTTGTTGGCGGTGATCGAGATCGCGGCAGCACCGGTGAAACCGGAACCGATGACAATCTTGGTGACCTCGGCACCGGAGCCTTCGAGAACCATGCCCGCGACCGAAAGCGCAAGCGCCGTCGAACCGCTGAGCAAATATGTCCCCGGAGGAAAGAACACCTTTCCGCCAAAGGTCGGGTTGGCGATCCCGATGGCAGTGGTGATTGCGGCGTCATCGGCAGTGGTACCGTTGCCGGTCGCGCCATGGTCCTTGACGTTGATCGTCAGGGAGTCCTTCTTAACGGCAATGGCCGGAGCCTGCGCGTCAGGAAGAACACCGCCGGACAGATCCGCCTTGGCGGCCATGGCTGTCGTGAGTGAAGCAGTGGTGATGACGTCCGCCGGCAACTGGGAGTCGGGCAGCAACCCACTCACCAAGTCGGCCTTGAGGGCCAGAGAGGCGTTGACTGTGTCGATCGCACTCTGGAGCTTTGCTGCGGTCCAACTGGTGACCGTAGCCATTAGGCCTCCTTTCTAAGGTCCTGTGGTGGCGGTGTAAGTGCCGTCTCCGTTGTCGATGGCAGTATCCCAGTCGATCTGGAACGTGTCCGGGTCGAGCATGGTGAGGGCGTACTCAGGTGCGGTGTACGTGACGGTGCCGTTACCGTTGTCGGTGACGGTCAGAAGGTTACCGGAATCGTAGAGATCCAGAAGTTCTTGGTAGTTGGGCAGCCGTGGCGATGCTTCGTCGGTGCCGTAGATGATCTCTTCGATTCCAAGAAGTGCTTGTGGGTCGGTGTAACGGGAATCGATGGTGATGTGTGCGCCGTTTCGGTAGCCCGTCACTGCCGGCGGCATCGTGGTGATCTTCCACATGAACTCAGTTACCTGGGTTACGTCGTTGATCGCCTTGTGCCCACGAGTGGTGGGTTCGGCGGTCGCTCCGTAGACCAGATTGATCTGGTAGTCCTTCTGCGAAAGGTCGTTGCCGACCAGCGTTCGGTACGAGAACCCGAACTGCTTCCGTCGCTGCCCCGACAAGAACATCCCAGGCCGAACTTGCACCGATCCGTCGCATTGCTCGAACTCGATCGGGTAGGTGTAGGCCTGGATGGTGGCTTCGTACTCTTCAGGCACGGGGTTGTTAGAGTACTTGACTCCATCGACGTAGTACGGCTTGGCAGTGCCGCCAGCGGGGGCCCTGGTGACGGCGGTCAGACCGTTCCAAGCGACCCCAGGTTGACCGTCGACGTACAAGACGCCCTGGTCAATGCCGGTGTGGTAGTAACGCTGGCCGTTACCGTCCCAGGTAAGCCTGGTCACGATCCTCCTTTCAGCCCGAGGTGCCCAATTGCTTGCGCCGCTGTTCGTTGAGGGCTCGGTTTCGAGCCATGATCTCCGCCGGGCTCAACTTCTCGGCCGGCTTGTTCTTCTCGTTGCAAACCCGAACGAGTGTCATCAGGCGATTGAGATGCCAGTGCTGACACTCGAACGGGATTCGCAGCGCGACCATCCAGTAGTAGATCAACTCTGAGGTGATGATCTCCCGCGGGCCGCTCTCCACACGGTCACTGAACCAAGTCGCGGTCATCTTCTTGTTGATGTACGCGTCGATCGCTTCGACGTGCTCGTCTCGGAGGTTCGCAAAGACCAAAGGCGGCACGTCTGGGGTTACGAGCATGGCCTTGATGTACCAGAGCAACTCCTCCGGCGTCTTCTCCTCATTGCTGAGGAAGGGCTTCTCGAATTCCGACTCCCATTTTGACAGAGAGAACAGAGAGTGCTCGAGTTCGAGCGTGTATGACTCCAGGACGACGAACTCGGACGTCTCCGCGTCGAGTCCTTCAGCCATAGGTACCTGAATGACGAGCACTCTCTATCCTTTCTTCTACTAGAAGTCGATCTCCCAGTCGTTGTCGACGTTGGCCGCGAACTGGTAGCCGACGTTGGGCTGGGCGGTGACGATGGTGTTGGCGGCGATGACCACGGAGCCGGTGACAGGCAGACCGTTGATGTAGTAGGTGACACCGGTGACGGTCGGGATCGTGATCGTGTGCGTCGCCGAGGTGTAGGTCGGGATGACCGGAGTGACCGTGATGACGGTGCCGGCGAAGATGGCCTGAATGGCCTGGATCGACGGCAGCTGGGGGTCCTGACCGACGGTGCCGTACAGGAAGGCCTCGAGGTTGGCCAGTGCGGCGGCGTCGACCTTGGTCGAGTCGACCGTCAGCGTGGACGCGTTCTTGAAGCCGGGGACCGCGATCGGCGTGGTCGAGACCGCCCAGGTGAGCGCGATGGCGTTCGGGTTGTCGTTGATGGACTGGTAGTCGCGCTGCGATGGGGCCGCGAGGCAGTTGTAGACCATGTGCAGCTTGTAGCCGTACTGCGTACCGGCCAGGTCGTTTCCGACCTCGGTGCGGTAGCTCAGGCCGAAGGTCTTGCGCGGCTGCTGCCCCAGCATGAGACCGGGCTCCAGCGCGACGGAGCCGTCGCACGCGGCGAACTGGTCCGGGTAGGTGAAGGCCTCGATGTCGGCGTCGAAGCGCTCGGTCGAGACGAGGTTCAGGTACATCGCGTTGTCCGCGTACTGCGGGGTGGCCACGGCACCGGTCGGCTTCTCGGTGACCTTGGTGAGACCGTTCCAGGCGTAGCCCTCGTTGTAGTTGCCGGAGACGTCGGGCAGGTAGAGGACGCCCTTCGAGATGCCGGCCTCGTAGAGACGGTGGCCCGTCGGGTCCCAGGTGAGCTGAGTCACGGTTAGTGCTCTCCTCAGTAGTAGATGTTGTAGACGTCGTGATTGAGATCGTCGACGATGAAGAACCGGTCCATGGTGGACATCGGCAAAGCGGCGACTCTCAGTGGGATAGGACTGTCCGGATCGGGATCGATGACAGTCACCTGGTACCGCGTCGTGTGGTGGAACGGGGCGTTGTCCGCGAAGGTAGTAACGCCCCTATAACGCTGGTAGACGATGCAGGGATACTGCATCTGGATGCTTGCCGGCGGCTGGAAGTAGACGTTGGAGTTTCCAGCACAACCTTCCAGAATTGCCTGGAATTCCTCACGCCTTGGGTCCGTTGTAAACACCTCCCAGCGTTAGCAGCAGCCGGTGGCCCTGCACGTCGACGTTAGAGACGACCCACAGGACCCCCTGCCACTGTACGTAGCGCATGGCGAAGAAGTGTTCACTGGCATAGGCATCTGCGACGATGCTGATCGAGTTTCCGACGGTGAGATCGTCATTGACTTTCGTACCGTCGTGCATCTGGCGTGAGTTGCGGACTATGTCACCGTAGTACGAGACTTCGGTTATCTGGTCCTTCCACACGCCAGGTGCAGTCTCTACAGACTCGCCGTATCCGACTTTCCCGTAGAACCTTCCGCTAGCCATGGACTATCAGTCGGTGTCGCCCGTGGCGACGCCCGGCATCATGAAGGACCAGACGGTGGCGAGCGTGCCGGTCTCCTCGATGAAGTAGCCGGAAGCCGCGACCGCGCGGACGTTCAGGGTCTGACCGTTGGTCAGGGCGGTCTGAGCGCCGGCGGTGAGGGTCGCGTTGGTGTCCGCGTTCTCGTAGACCACGCCGGTGACGGTCGGGATGGTGACCACGCCGGTGGACTTAACGAAGGTCGGCTTGGTCGGGGTGACCTGGACGTTGGCCGCAGCGGTGGACCAGATGACCAGGGCCGACTTCGGCTTGGTCAGGGCGCCAGACAGGCGGGTCTCCGCCAGGTACTTGTACTGGTTGAAGTCGATGTCGAAGAAGTCGAAGTTCGAGATCTCGCCACCCTTGTTGGCGCCGACGTTGTAGTCGGACAGGTTGACGATGATGCCGAACAGGTTCGGGATCATCTCCATGACCTCGACCTTGACGATCGAGTCGACGCCCAGCGCGGAGGCCAGCTCGGCCTCGCTGTTCCAGTAGTACCGGCCCATCTGGTCCTTGGCGAGGAGCAGGTAGTTGACGGTCGGGATGGTGGTGTAGAAGGTCGGCCGGCCGCTGCCCTTGTAGAAGCGGAAGGCGCGCAGGACGGCCTCGCGGACCTCCAGCGGGGTGGAGTTCGCGTCGTTGGTGTTGACCGTCACGTTGGTCATGTACAGCTCGTGCTCGTTTATGATCGAGCGCAGGCCGTTGCCGGACGACGCGTTCATCGGGTCCTGGATCTTGTCCGGGTCCGCCACGTCGCGGCCGTCGCCGATGAGGATCGCTCGCGCGATTTCCTCCTTCAGCATGACCATCATCTCGTCCTTCATCCAGTTCACCACGTCGAAGTCGGTGATGTCGAGGATGTCGTCGCGGTCGAGCTGCTGCTTC